ACCTTCAAGTCATCCCGTACGAGACCACTTAGTAATCAAAGGCTTTACTGCTTCGCCTCTGTTCTCATTGTGAATGTTTTCAAACAAGTTCATTTTTTTGTTTTTTTGTTTTGTTATTTGTTAAAGTTAACTAGCGTTTTGAAACGATCGTAGATTTTGTTTTCGCTAAGAATCTTAGTCGTAGGCTTTTGTGCTTTAGAAGCAAATCCTTCTACCATTTTCTTTTTAGTAGTAGCTGGTGCTTTAGCAACTCGCTTGTTCATAGATTCAGCCAAAGTAGCGTAGATCAACTTAGTCTCACGTACATTCTTAGCACGGTCAAAAGTTTCAATGATCTTCACTTTTTGAGCTTCAGTAAGTCCTTCACGCTTGATTAGTTTATTCACATAAAGCAATTTAGCGTTAAGTAAGTTTACTTCGTTCAATTTTCCACGTAAGAATTTGATTACTTTGTAAGCTTCTTCCAACTCTTCTTCTGCTTTTTCAGCTCGTTCTTCAGAATCTCCACCTTCTTCTTCTTCACGTAGTGCACGGATGATTTCTTCTAGGTCAACTTCTTCGTCTTCGCCTTCAACTCCTTCGTTTTTAGAGTCGTCATCGTCGTCGTCATCTTCCTCGTCGTCACCTTCCATCATTTTTTTCTTCTTCTTACCTTCGGTTTTAGGAGCTTCTTCATACTCTTCATCCTCACCTTCTTCAAGTGATTCCTCTTCGTCTGAACCTTCTTCCTCACCTTCTAGTTCGCGTAGAAGTTCTTCTAACTCTTCGTCAGAAATTTCCTCTTCAGCAGGAGCCTCTTCTTCAGCAGGCACCTCCTCTTCTTCAGCAGGCATCTCTTCTTCAGCAGGCATTTCTTCATCCTCTTCAGCTAGAGCTTCTGGATCGTTTCCAGCGTCACCTGTTGCTCCTTCTCCTTCTTCATCTCCGAAGATATCATCTTCTTCATAAAGACCAGCGTTAGAGCGCATTCTTGCTTCCATAGCTGCGTCTTCGTCTGAAGCCATTTCTTCCTCTTCACCTTCCATCTCTTCTTTGATCTTGTGAGATAACATTGATTGGATCTTTGGAGCAAATGCTTCTTCAAGAGCAGCCTTTGCATTAGCTAGTGCAGTTTCACGCACAGCTTTAGCATCTGCAATTGCATCTTTAAGTAATTTGTTCATTTGGTTTTTTGTTTGTCCTGAGGCTATTGAGAGCCAACAATAGAAATTCAAATATAGGACACTATAATAGGGATAGCGTATTTGATTATACGTAGTCTATGGAAAACCAAAAACCCACCAAATGGTGGGTTATTTGAAAAAAAGTTTGTAAATTTATTAGTTTTATGCTACTTTTAATCCTAGTTTTGTTGCAAACTCAGCAACCTCTGAAGACTTGATTCCAGCCATAGCTGTTTCCAGAGCTGCTAGAGAAAAACTACCTCCATGAGCACCTCCTGCGATTGCACCTTTAAATGCACCAACCGCTCCTACACCACTATATACAGCCAGCAATGCAACGATTGTGTAATATATTGCTTCTGCTGTCTTCTCTTGTGCAGCATCTCCTTCCACGCCTGCTTTCTTGAAGATACCGGAAATCTTTAGAATCCACTTCAAGCCTTTTATATAAGCTTTGTGCCACTTGTGGGTAAACTCTATGATGTTGTGAGCAAATTCCTCCTCTTGTCCTTTAGCTTGTCCTGGCTTAACCAACTTCTTCCACACAGCTACTAGCTTTCCTATTCCTTTAATGAATAGTTCAACTACTTTTGGGGCTGCTAGAATAATACCTAAAATACCAATAACACCTAGAGCTTCATTAATCTCTCCCTGAGACTGCTCTACGTCTTGTTGGATCTCCTCCTTATTAGCCTCTAACTCTGCTCCTAGAGTTTTAAACGCATCTCCCATTGCAGCATCCATTGCTGCTATTTGCTTTTTGTCCTCCTCTTCTCTTAGGATTGACTCTACCAACACTGATAATTTTATGTTGTTTGCTTTCATTTTCGTTGTTTAAAGAATTGATTTACGCTTTCTGTAATGTCGTCGAAACCTACTAAAATATCCACACCATCTGGTTGTACAGTTGCTAGAATACCATTCTTAGTTATCTTCTTTGCAACAGCTTGTGAATTGCGAAAGTGTGCTGTGTTGTATTTTTTAACTCCAGAAACGTCAAAGCTAAAAGTAAGAGCATCTTGCTGCTCTTTTGGTTTTTTATCACCCTCCTCATCCTTCTTCTCTTCACCTGCTCCACCTGCGGCTGCTGCGGCATCTCCTCCTTCTCCTCCAGCATCAGCAGCTGCAGCAAATGGGTTACCCTCATCACCACCTCCTGCTTCATCACCTTCAGCCTCAAGAATAATATACTCTTTAAGGATTTCAGAGATTAGTTTGTTTATTGGATTTTCGTTGCGCTTCATGTTTAGTGGATTTCGTAGTAACGACCTAGCGTACTTCCCATCTCTTCATATAACGCCTCTAGCCTTTGCTGTAGCTTAGCCATTTCGTTTACAGTCTTCTTGAAAGACTCGTTATTTGATCGAAGAGATTTCATGTTTCTCTTTACAGTTACTTCATCAAACCACTCATCTGTTTCTTGCAAAGCAATGCGCTCAGCATTTTCAACGATCTTACTAATCTTCTCTGCAGCTTCACGGATACCTTCAGTACGATAAATAACCTTTCCATACTCATTAAAAAGCGCTACTTCCTGCAAAAAGGCTGCTTTCTCGTTAAGCTCTACTTTTTGGTTAATACTCTCTGCGATTTTCTTTAGCTTCATATTACATTACTGATATGATATCACTTATTAGTGAATTGATTTTTGAATAATTATTTCCTGCAACTCCTCTGTTTACACCTTCGTTAAGAGATGGTGACATAAATGCTCCTTGCGTTGATGGGTTACTCACCAAGTCCCAGCATACGATCTCGAAGTCGTCCTGAACCTCTACCTTACCTTCTCCTAGATTTCTAACTGAACCCATACCACGGGAGCTGATACCTAGTCGGATTCCTGCTCTTAAAAGTTCCTTAGCTATGTTTCCAGATGGTGTTGGTAGAATCTCAATCTTACCCATTAGGTTAGGTCCGTCCCACCATAAGTCTAGCACGTTGTGCGATACGTTTGCCAAGTTAACTACAGAAGACTCTGGATGGTCTAGTTCTCCCAAAGCTCTACGTTCTGCGATAAAAACCTTCTTGTACTTATCACACTCACGCTTTAGTATAGGAAGAGGGTAGCTTCGACCATTCTGGTTGAAGTTTTGCTCATTACCGGTACTACCTCTTTGCATAATTCCTGAGACAACAACCTTCCCCTCGTTAAGCTTCATTGATTCACTTATCTGCTCCGGAGTGACGGTAATGGATCCTATGTAATCTACGAGTACTTGTTTCATTGTTTGAATGTTTGTGCTAGTTTTGCGATAACCTGCTGCTCTTGATTAATGTTTCCTAAGTCAATATCTTCATCATAATCTCGATAAACCAATTGACCTTTATTGTAATCTATTGCGTAAGGTTCTCCTTCTATCATTACATCAAACTCATACACATCAGGACCAGCTTGATTGTAATCGACATCCTGGGCAGTAATCGTTACACCTGCGCTGTTGAACATCTTAACCAACTTATCTTTAACCGAGTTAGCTGCTAACTCTTTTAGGTTTGCTAAACCGCTAACCTTCTTGTTGACTTCAGCAATACGAGCTTTCATTTTCAAGATAGCTTCATTTGTCTTCTTCCAATAACGAGAGTTATCCAAAGCAGACTCTTGCTTTAGTTTTATACTATGGTCTAATGCTTGAGAAATCTCTCTAAGCATTTTATTGACTTCTAAAATCTTTCTGTTAACCTTTTGCACCTCATTCATACTGTCGTCCTCGCGAAAGCTCTTGTAATTTGCTTCGTGTATTTTGATGAAGTTTTTAGACTTACCTTCTGGTGCTTTTTGTGAGAAAGCGTATTGCGGATCTTCTACGTCAATGGCCTTTGTGCCATCCCCTCCTTCTTCACCAGACCAAGCTGCTGCAGTAAGGAAACCAGGAGCGTTTGCCGTAGTGCTTCCTTCCTTTCGTAGTTTTTTAATATACTTACGAATCTCAAGAACTTCCTCCGTTGTTAGCTTTTTTTTAATTGACATTTTTTAACTCCTTTAGTAGTTCGTGATATAGCAACAAAGATAGGATATGATCCTCTTTAATCGATCTCAGTTTTGGGAATGTACCAAGCATATTTGTCACCTCGTTAAGCTTGATCTTAGTCACCTTATCCTTTACTCGAGGAACATATGCCTTTAATGCTTTTTGCAATAATGTAGATTCCTTTACAGCAAACTCTTTAAGAGATACTGTATTAGATACGTTATTAATATACTCTTTAAGTATTGATCTTTGCTTAGCTGAAAGGTTAGCGTACTTCTCATTAAACTTGTCAATCATTAACTTATAAGCTAACAACCGAACTTCCTCATCCTGTTTCAAGTAATCTCCAACTGGATTAGTTGACTCGTTTAGTTGATTACCTTTTTTCTTTGTCAAGTGCTCGATAATAGTGTACCTACTTCTAACCACCTCAGCAGCTTTTGAAACTGTCAAGCCTTCAAATACTCTGTAGATTGAAGCGTACACTTTGTACTCAGATAGGTTTGTCTTAAAGAAGTCGGCAAGGTCGTAGTGCTTTTTGATCTCCCGAATCAATGCATACTTCTGCTCTCTAAGAAGCTTTGTATTCATCTTATTGCGCAGCTTAACTACAGTATTTACTAGATATGCAGCCTTTTCGCTGCTAGTAAATCTTTCGTTCAATAGTGTTTGATAAAGCACCAGCTCCTTAGCAATAATTGAGTTAGACTTGAAGAACTCACGTATAAGCTTTAATGCCGGCGATTTATCAATCCCCTTGATCGTGTCAGCTGCAACCTGTCTAGTAAGCAACTCAAAAAGAATTGCAGTGTTCTTGATCTTGGAATGTGTTGACTTTTTCATCTAAATATAAATATGCTCCTAAGTTTTATTCTTCCTGCAAGATGTTATCTTCATTTAATAAATCTGAATCCTCAGCAGTATTTTCCTCTCCAAAAGTCTCGTTTAATGCTCGTCTCTTACTTGGCATCGAGTTCAACAAAGATCTATATGCCTCAATTGATTGTCTTTTTGGAGACTTTGCTTGCTTAGTTTCTGAAATGTTTCCAGCAGCTTTGTTGCCTAGTGGATCCCAGCCTAGTGGATGCTGATGTGTTCTATATGTGCCAGGTTCTTCTGGTCTTCCTGCTCCAGGCCATCCTCCAGGAGGTGGAGTCTCTCTCTCATCATACCCTTTAGGCACTCCACTATTCCCTTTATATAGCATAGCCAAGTCGTGTGGTGTTCCAAAAGATTGGCCAGTCTTGACTGGGTCATTACCTTCAGTCTTAATCTGCTCAATTCGGAACATGGCTTTAGTATCCTCGATAATACGATCTTGCTCTTGTAAGAACTCAGCCTCACTCAAGTTGAATAGATTCTCATAACACCAGTAACGGCTGAATAATTTCTTTTCGATCATATCACCAGCCAAAGTCACTTTGCTAGTCCACAACTCAACCTTCTCTCTTTCGTACACGGAAGATGGAGCAGTCAAGCTTAATGTAAAGTCTACCAACTCGTCATCTGTGAACCCTTGTGCGTAAAGGTGTACAACAGCAATTTTAGTAAGCTCTGAAGTAATAATTTTCTGGATACGTTCAACTGTTCTAGCAAAGCGGAAATCCTGCGATGCTAAAGTAGCCTTTCCTGTGGTATCTTCTTCATACCCTAAATATGCTTTTGGAATCTTCAAAGAACCAAGAAGTCTGTTTTTAAGATAGTCAATATCTTGAATAGAGTCATACTGAACACCAGCTAAAGGTTCAATAGTCGTTCCACTCTCAGATCCACGAACTGGAAGGTAGAAATCCTCTAACAAGTTTTGCATGTTGTACTTCAAGTTGTATTCTCCAGTCTCAGGATCAACGTAAGGTACCTTCTTCATCTTGTTGACCATGCCTTCCATAAAGGCGTCAACTTCGTTTGGTGGAATGTTACCAATATCGATTTTAAAAATACGCTTATCTGGAGCACGCATGATACGATGAATTAACATCGCATCTTCCATTAGCGTAATCTGTTTCCACACCTTTCTTGATGGCTCGATGATAGATCGGCCGTATGGCAGGAAGTTAGTATCCGTCAGTAGACGAAAGTGAGCTACCTCGTAGTTATCAAATTCTTCGTTATTTCTTGCAGATGATACGGAGTAGGCTGAGGATAATGCTGTGAAGTCTCTTTTGAATGTTATCTTGTTTGGGTTCTCAGGATCCATTCCCTCCTCACGAATCATCTCATAAGCAGAGATCGGCTCTACATTTATGATACCATAGTTCTCAGCAATATCGAGCTTTAAAAAGAAGTCACCATACTTGACAGTGTTTCTAATCCAAGGCCATAGGTTAAACTCTACGTTAAGAATATCATAAAAAAGGTTGTGAAGTACCTTTTGTACTTTCTCATTTGGTGATGTGATTGACAACAAGTCTCCAAACTCATTTTTAGCTGTACACTCGTCAGCATATATGTCTAGTGCTGAGGATATGATACTATCTGTATCCATTGCCTCGTAGTCGCGAAATAGCTCCAATCGAGTGTAAAGCTGCAACTGCCCAGCATGCATTGACATACCTCCTGGCATTGTGGAAAATAACCTAGAGTATCTATCAACTCGTCTGTTAGTTTTGATGTTCCCGTCAGACTGAATCTTATTGGTGTCGATCACTTTTAATTGGTTACCACCAACGTTGCGAATAATTACATCCGTACTAAATAATCGTCTAAGGGTACTAAATATAGATGGTTGTTTATCTTCAGCCATTAAAGTCTATTTTAATATAAATAGTCAGAGCAACCAGTTAATGTCTTCGTCACGGCCATCGGGAGATCTCATCTTCCAAGAGCGGTTCTGGTTAGATGGCTTATATATCGATACGGTAGACTTTATGTTATTCACTGCTGCTCGGTTTATCTCAATTCCAGCTTGTCTTAGTCTTAATGCGGTGTCTCGAACCCATAACCCTTGACAAAAGCTCATTACTAAATCGTCATTGTAACCTGGTGCTGCTTCTGGTCTTCCGCTTCTGTATATGAAGACAAATAGCTCATCAAGCAATCGCTTACTTCTTATTATACAGCTTTTCTCTCGGACATACAACTCCATTTTACTAATAATAAGAGGTCTCACTTTGTGGGACATCGTAAAGCCAGCCACCATGTTGCTCTTATCCGTTAGATCATACCCTCTAGTCAAAAACTTGTCAGAATCTAATCCGCTGTCCTTTGGTGTGTAATAGAGGTTTTTATAACCTCGATCTAATATCTGTTGAATAGTTGCCCATCCTATGTTTGCGTTTTCTGGTACAAGCAGTGCATCATTGTACTCCGTACCAATTGCTACTAGCATGTTTCCAAAATCCTTTGTACTCAGCTGACCTTTATATTCAGCGACTTGTGTAGCACTCTCAACATCTATGACATGAAATGCGGAGTAGTCGCTACCATCTCCTCGAGCAACGTCGGCAGTTACAATGTAAGATTTTCCGTAATCAGGAACTTCCCATATCCATAAATTACCATCAAACCCTCTCTTCTCGATAGGCTCTTGAGCAAAGGTCTGCAAATAGTATGTAATTAGATCTGGTGATACGACCGTGTTACCTGAAGTAGAGAAGTCACAGTCACATTCTTGTGCTGCCAGTCTTGCTCCTAACTCTGCTTCCTGACGATCCCTCCAAGCCTGATCTCTTTCTGGATGCACTGTCCATGGAAGTCGTAATGTCTTAAACTTATTCTCACCTGCCTCTGCCTTAGTCCACATCTTGTGGAAAAAGTTACCAGTACCGTTTGGTGTAGATAGTAGGATACCTTCCCCACCCGTCGATAGTGTCTGTTGCAAGGATGCCCATAATTCCTCTGCCCCATCAACGAAAGCTGCCTCATCGATGATTACTAATGATAACGCTTCTGAACGTCCTGATGTTCCGGTACTTGATACGGCTTTGATTTGAGACCCGTTTGAGAGTCTCATTGATAGTTTATTACTTTCAACCGCTTTGAGCTTCATCCAGCTAGGTAGGTTGTCGAACATCACTCGCACCTTTGTTACGAGGTTTTTGGATGTATTTTGATCAATTGCAACAACAAGTACGTTTTTATCATTTTGGAATAAAATCATCCAAAGTGCATAACCTGCAATAAGTGTTGAGATACCAAGCTGTCTTGATTTGAGAATAATCGTTCTGTCATTCTCCTGGAAGTCTTGTAATGCATCTTCCTGATATGGATATAGATGGAATGGAATCTTACCCCTGGTAGGGTGCTGGATTACACAGTACTTTTTCATAAAGTACGATGCAGAGCGAGCACACTTTATGTACTCCTCTTTGATTATCTCTTTGAGTGATTTTTGTTCAGCCATATTACTTAATTAATAAGACGGACACAAAAGCGGTAAGTGTTGCTATAAGACCTCCTCCCAATCCTTTAACCCAACCTTCAAGCCTTTCATTCTTAGTTTGCAAGGTAGTCACATCACTTTCTAGCTTTGTAATTCTTTCGGTGGATGTTTTGAATTTAGTTTCGTGCGCACCAATTTCTTTGAGATAGGTTGCTATTTTATCCTCATTAGCTTTGATAACACTATCCTTGAGGTCTATTTTAGAGTTTACTCGCTCCAACACAAATAAAGTTTTATTCAATTCCGCTGTAACGGAATCAAGGCGCACTAGGTCTTGAGCAATTCTTTGAGCTCTACCTAATGGCATGCATACTTGTGGTTCACTTGTAGCGTTTTGCGAAAAAGTCGTCAAGCTCACTAGTAGAGTAACGACCAACAGTTTTAATTCTTTGCCCATAATAGTTTCTAATTTCGATTATCTTATTCTCAGCTGAATCTATTTGAAAATCCAGTCTTCGTATATCAATCTCGTATCCAGCAATCTTCTTGTCAAGATCTAATTGCTGTTTTCTATAGTCGAGGATCACGTTATCGAGACTGTCGATTTTAGCTTCGTATTTCGAGTTATCAACTACTGGGTTAGAAAAGTTGCGCGCTATTATAATGTAGATGAACAGTAGTACAATTACTGCAGCTAAAACCAAATTTATCTTTGTAACCTCGATTTTCATATGATTAATTCATACCCTTTATC